CCCATATGTATCTTTACCAGCTGTTTAAGCCAGTTCAAAAACTATTTTAGATTTTATGCGTAAAAAACCTCAATAGCAACCGAAAAAATGCGAACAGATGATATGACCTAAGGTCAGATCTTTGTAAGCGAGGTCCTAATAGCCATACTAGGACGGAAAACGAGAGTAGCAAGTCCAGCTTATACAGCTAAGACCACAAGTTTGTAATACTACACTGACGCTCCCGTAGCGGTATAACTCTCCATGAGAGTAGCGGTAAGTTAATTGGTCGCAGCCAGACCACCTAATTGCTGGTTATTGAGAGCATATGTTTCCAGATAATAGGTACCTGCTTTCATTATATTCATAGTAAGACCATCTACGATCTTAACTGATGATTATAAATAATTGTACGACAGATAATCTAGCGGATTCGCTGCGGCAGCATTGGTACCTAATGTATATCCTGTATCTTATGTTGGTACGGGATCGATTAAAGTGATGTCATATTCGACAAATAAATTTCCTAAAGCAATATGTTAAGTAGTTGTATCTGCAAAAATATACATTATGGCTGCGTCATGTAACAACGATTCAGTTGTTGAGGTGTCCGCAGCTCTTATGAAAAATTCTTTGTTAGACATCTTTATGTGACTATCAGGAATCAAAACACCCTAGGTATAGGCCTATATCTGTTTACAATTCTTTTAAGAGGTAAAACATTGTTATAAGTTTTATGGAGGGGGTTAATTTACATCCGAATATATAACAAACACCAAGGATCCTGCCGTAGTCGACGGACACTTAGCTTCGTAAATAAATTTCAAAGAATTCAGTTTGTATTTATCAAACTTTAGCGCCAAGTTATAGAACCAAGGAAATGTTTTAAAATTTCCGGCTTATATTGTTAGGGCATGTAGTAACTGGAATCCCTCAGCACTTGGATTGCTTAATGCACTAATAAACTCTCTATTAGTCATTCTTAATGTTTAAGGAAGTTTTGGATAAATAGGGCTTCTGTCCAATCTCATAGGCACTGATTTAACCATTTAATATTGTTATCTCTATTACGGTCTCCTTTTGTTTGGTTATTTTTTTAAAACAGTTTTCTTCTGTTGGTTTTAGTTTTTATTGTTAGCAACTGTAGCTATCTTTGATCCGTTAACAATGAACGGTACCTTCGAACAGTCAGCGAAGGTTAATCTATTATGCAGCCCGATTGACAGGGTTGGAAGTATATTTCTGTCAATAACAGAACAGCAGTCGGTCCTTGGTAGGGCGTGCCGAAAGAATATATAACGCATTATTTAGAATGTTTATTTCTTCATTACATTAAAAATACTGATATTGCGCTCTGATAACGTTAGTAAAGGATCTCCTTGTTCACGTTACGGTTTACTGAAACCACCTACATACATATTTTTATCACCTTTGATAAAGGAACTGTATGAAACCCCTAATAACAAGGACCAATGAAAACTCATTTCGTAATCATCAATTTACCTTTTATTTTTGTGCATTTTTTCTGAGTAATTAGCTGTTTTAGCATAATCGAACTCTGCGTATTCGTTATCTAGTACCATATCACAGAATGGTTTTAATAAACCACACCATGAAAGTAACTAGTATATTCTGGAATTTTTATGTTCTACCAGTCCTACGAAAGTTTTTGTTACTAAACCTGAATAAAGTGCTCTTTCAGGTTATCTAGTGATGGAGTGACCTTTCCCCGTCACTAACCCGCAACAGGACAGAAAACTGTATGAATTGATCGAATATTCGACACTCTTACAGACTTATCCCAGTCCTCCTATTCTTGGGGATTGAATGTATACTTTGGAATAAAGAGCAGCTCGGATAGTCATGGCTGCGCTTTCTTCACAAGCGACGAGCACATCGTCTCCGGAAACATAAACAATATATTTTCCTTAAATTGTGTGTAACTCGGATAGTGCGAAATGTATATACATATAAACCCTAAGGCTGTTACCGAACGTAGTTCTTGTGGCGTGTCCAGAGAATACTGTACCGTGTATATGACCTTATTCGATAATCTTCTTCATCCATCTAATCTTATAAGGTGTTTTTAAACACAAAATGTATTTCTTTAGATCTCTCTCCATAACTGCGTTTATATCGAGTCCTCCTTATCTAAGGGTATATATAACTTAAGACCACATCTGTCTAATAAACTCGTTATCACAACAGTCAATGAGAGAAGCGTATTATGATGCGTCATGACCAGAGGTATCACATGTTATAAATACATAGTTTTTGGGAATCTCATTATTAAACTTACCTTATAGGTCTCCTTTATTTAATCCATGTACAAAAGACGGTAACACGGATTTTAACATTTAAACTAATACGGAATTAAAAGCTGTAACTAACAGCATTGTTTCTTCTGGAGGATTCCATATAACCCTGGGTCTATCAGATAGAAATCCATCGAACGTTTTGTTAACCTCTTTCTACTTAACAACTGCCTCCATGACCATTGGGAACTAGGTCCCATTTAGTAATTTATCATAACCACGAAGATACGATAATTTCTTATTAGAAGGTAACTTATTAAGAAACTCTTCAATATTAAAGAAGTATTTACACATCTAGCTTTTAATTAAAGTCGTCATTTTCCTAACCTGTAAGGTAGAAAAAGATTAAAACGACGATAATATATTAGGATCAGGTTAACTTCTACATCCACCTTATCTAGCTACAACTGAATATATCAAATTGATTATACAGTTAGAGTAAGTAACCAGTTTTGCTGGTTGTTTATTCTGACTCGTGATCTATCCGGACTGTCTCCATTACTATAATTTATTTTTATGTTCGCAGTTACAATGTTACAATAATCGACCATATAATTATTCCGACTTTTAATATATGGTTTTGCGGGGTTTTACTAAGCTTTTTCCGTCTGCTAAAACGTCTTTATTGAACCTGTTTTATTCGACGTGTATATTAGTTACACAATTATTGGTGAGCTAGTCACCTACATAGTTCATGACAGTTTTATAGAGACTGACTTAACTCATGTGATCACCTAGCGCACCCACGCCTTATACTATTTTTCTGGGTAACAACCATTCTTTAATCATGTATTTTCTCTTAATACAGAAGTATATTACGAATAACAGACTGCTATACAAAAAGTGATAAGCATCACATATTGAGTTTTTACTTATACTAGAAATAAATAAGCCTATTATTAAAATTATTACATATAAAAATACATATCTGTTTAGTATGTCAGCAAATTTAACAATATGATTAGTAATACCTAAGGAATCTTTTAACTGAAGTTTATCCACTATATACATTTAGTTGTTTAAGATGATTCTTTCCACATAATGACAGAGATACGTATTTGTTAATCGTTTTTTATCTAAAAAGTTGGTAAAAACAGGTTAATTGTTAATACTTCTATTATGATACATTTATTCATTATGGGAATGAGCTATAGATAAGAAGCTTAGTGTCTCAACGAAATCGCCGGGCCTGCTAGATCCTCTCTTAGCTAGTGCGTTGGACATCCATTAAAGTTCGTTGTTAAGAGTGAATATAACCCATTAGCTAAGATTACATTCATGTACAGTTCCGTCATAGTTCATTGGATTGGAAGGATTTATGTCTGCTATTTTATCACACAGACCACATTGAAGTGTAATACCTTTTTATATATAGTCAGAAAAGGCGCTGTTGATATTTTTCTCGTAATCACCATGGTTGAGGTCAGTAAGTGGATTGGGAGGTATGTTAAGCTTATACTTATTCTATACCTCTATTTTAACTATGGATAAGTAAACCCCAATTTAAACTCTGTCTAGTTCCGTATAATAAGATGTATCGTCTTAACGGCGATCTATACAATAATTATCCCAGTGAATTTGTTTCGTAGTTTTGGATACTATATTGGGGTGTAAAATTGTTAGTTTCGTATATTCATTTTAAACAATAAATATATTATCATAACATACATAATTTCCTGTAGCAGCAGGAACCACTATTATGTAATATATCCCATCGGGTTTTCCTCTCTCATATAACTTAGCATTTTACAAATCTAACTTCCAATTAGCGTAAAAAAATGCAGAACCCCTGGGATTGAATGGGTTTTCTGGTGGTATTTCCGGTTCGTATTTCTTCATTTAACTCGGTAATTACCATAACCATCCATCATGGTTGGGATCGAAGCCGACGTGGTTTTTGTTTTCTTCCTATTTTCGGTAACCTCGTCTGCGTGTTTATCTATCAGTAATTTAATCTAGAACATCATTTTTCTATTTATTTAGTTCATCTGCAATTACTATTTTATGTCCACCTATTTTTAGTTTTTTGTTTTTCTTATTATATTTAAGTTTTTCATCTTCCTCATTTTCATTGATCCTGATTTCTGGCATCACAAATTCTGATTCTTGATTTTTCTAAAAATCGGGATTATGTACAGGCATTAAATGGTGACTTCCATGTCCACCAATATTCAGGAATAATACAGCTCTAGTTTATTTGAGTGAATTTTTCTGAATGTAATTTTTAAATAAAATATTATAAGGAATTTTGTTTTATCCAGTACAATCAATTTCTATATGCTTATAACTGTATTTTTCTAAGACTGATACAGTCTGGTCATATGTCGGCCATGAACTTAAGTCGACATTAGTTGAAGTATACCAAGAATGAGCGATGCTTAACGCATCAGCACCAGTCCTGTATTTATCATTTCCTTCTTCACATGAATTGAGATATAATAAAGTCATAAGAACACATTAACCATCGGTGTTTTGATCACATATGACCAAACCACTAGGTAATACAGAAAAACTAAACTAATAGTTTTTCTTTATCTTCTGTGCTTTTCTTGTTTACTATATTTAAGTAGCAGCGGGAATAGTAGTATTTACTGGCTTTACAGCTTTTCCGGGATTTTAAATTGGTTAATCCATACCATCATGTGTGGCCCTTATGTCCACATTGTTTTTTCGTCCGTATTGGTAGTCATGTTCCGTCTCCTTTTACGATAAATGCGCCCGGGATCTCGAGTCCTGGTACGCAACCTTGAGCAGTGCTTATGGCAAGTGAGTAGATTTTTCTTAATTTCCTAACTTCATAAATTTTCG